CACGCGCGGCCGCACGCGCTTCGCCCAGCGGATCACCACCCAGGCCAGGCCGCGCACTCGCGGACTGCGCGGCGCGCCGCCCTTGGCCTTGCTGTGATGCGTGCAGTCGGGCGAGAACCACGCCAGGCCGACCGGCTGATTGCCCGTGATTTCGGTCGGCTCGACCTTGAAGACAGACTCGCAGTAGTGCTTGGTGCCAGGGTGGTTGATCGCGTGCATGGCGATCGCCTCCGGGTCGTGGTTGATCGCAATGTCCACCGCACGGCCGAGCGCCTGCTCGATGCCGCACGACGCGCCACCACCGCCGGCAAAGTTGTCGACGATCAGTTCGGCGCGCAGCCCCAGCGGCAAGGTGAAGGCGTCGCGCTTCATTGGGCCGGCAGCGGCCAGTCGCCCAGGTCCAGCCCGGGCGCCTTGCGCGCTTCTTGGTCTGCATTCAACCGCTCAAGCGTCTCGCGCACTGCCTGCATGCACGCGATCCGGTCGTCGGCCTCGGCCTGCGTCATGCGGCCGTCCTTGACCCAGCGCGGGTACAGGCGCTTGCGCTTGCTGATCTCGTCGCGGACCGCGGCGATCTGGCGTTCGATGGTCACTCCATCCATGACACGCACCCCTTCGTTTCACACTTCGCCGCGACGTGCCCGTTGTAGGCGCTCTGCCGCATGTGCAGCCGCCCCTTGCACGCTGGGCACTCGATCACCTCAGCGCGATCGGCGGAAAGCTTGCCCTTGACGCGCCAGGTCCGCGTCTCGGCGAGCACCTTCATCACCTTCGCGGCGTACTCGTTCAGGTCGCGCGACTCCTGCTCGGCTTCCTCTGGCGTTGGCATCTGCTGCTTGTCGCAAGGCTGTGCCGTGATGCCGAGGGCGGCGCGCTTGGCGTCCCAGCTCGGCCCCTGAATGCAGGGGCGCCGATACGCAGCACCTTCCATCGGACCGAAGCTGTCCATCGGCACACCAGCACCGCAGCAGCCGCCCAAGATCGCAGCGCGGCCGTCGTAGTGCTTGCAGTGGAGGACGTGGCGCTTCATCCCCGAATCTCGTAGGGCAGTTCGACCGGCCGAGCCTTGACGTAGTGCACATGCAGCCCCTCATCGGTTGCGGACAGGTGCACCTCGTAGCCCAGCTGCTTCGCAGCGGCGACGCGCTGGTACAGCTCGGTCATGTTCCAGCCCTCGTGCAGCCGCGCCTTCGGATAGCTCCACATCAGGCGACGGTTAGGCCAGACCACTCCGCGCGCAAACTCGCGAAACGAATCCAGCAGGCGCTGGTACGGCGTGACGCGCTTCGTCATCGCACTCTCCTCGGAAAGGGCCAGGCGCTCGCCGGCCCAGGCTTCGGCTTCTCACCGGCCGCGCGGTTCTTCTGGGGCTGAGGCTTCAGCGGCTGCGAGCTGTGCACCGGCGCGTCGTGCGCAGTGCAGCCGTCCTCGTTGCGGCAGACGTCGCCGGGCTGGCGACCGCAGGCGTAGCAGGTCATGGCTATGCCCTCGCGAGTTCGTGATCGCGCGGCACGGTGAAGCCGGCCGCTTTCGCGTGGCCGCCACCTCCGTAGCCTTTGGCGATCTCGCTGACGTCGATGCCGTCGTCGGACGAGCGCAACCCGAAGATGCGGCCCTCCGCAGTGTCCCAGTAGCAGGCAGCAAAGGCTTCGCCCTGCGCCATCTTGTGAGCGGCGTCGCTAACCAGCGTGTAGGGCAGGCTTGCAACCGGGACGTCATGGCCGCCGATCGTCATGCGCCGCTGGCAGACCTTCACAAGCTCGGCGATGTCCTTGTGGTGCTTGCGCTCGATTGCCGCGCCTGCGACGGTCATCTTCAGTAGCTCTGCCTGGTCGGCGAACATCAGCCGGTTCCAGTTCTCGAATGTGTACTCGTAGCTGAAGACGTTCGCCTGGATCTCGCGCGTGCCCGGCAGCTTAAATCGCCACAGGTCGCGGTCCTCGATATGGCCCAGCAGCAGCGGCGGCTGCTCGTTCGGGAACAGGTACTGCCAAGCGAGCATCGATCCGCTGCGCTCAATGTCGACGTACCAGTTCAGCTGCGGCTCGCCACCCATGTAGCTGTCGTTGCGGAACAGCGGCCGGAGATCCTCGATCGCCGTCTTGTGATGGTCGATCAGGGTGACCGACGCAGCCTTGCGCAGCATGGTCTCGACGACCGGGCGCTTGTAGCTGAAGTCGACGAGGTAAACGTCGCGACCGGTGACGTCGGGCGGCTCCTGCTGGTACACACCGGGAAAGTAGTCAGCGCTGGGTCCGTACTTGCGCCAGAAACACCACGCCGCGCTGAAGCCGTCGGCGCAGTTCGCGTGATAGATGACGAGGGGGCGCGTCACTGCGCACCGCCCTCGGCCTGCGCCGGCGCCAGGCTGATGTCGACCTCGCACTGGATCAGCTTGTAGAGCTTCGCGATGTCCCGGTCGTCCGGCTTGGCCTTCGCGCGGAAGCTGGTCGTGACCGTGCCGCCGTCCTTGAAGTCGAACGAGAAGCCGTCGACATCGACGTCGAGCACGATGTCGCTCTTGCCGCCGGTGCCGTAGTGCACGGTCAGCTGGGCGCCGGTCATCTCGCCGTCCCACTTGATGCCGGGCACCTTGGGGAAGCGCAGCTTTGGCAGATAGCCGGGCTCGTCGACCAGCTCGCCCTGCGCGTCCTGCGCGTCGGGCTTGCGGTAGAAGCTCGACTTCAGCGCCGGATCGAACAGCGACAGCAGGTCGTTCGGCGCGTCGAAGGTGAACTTCAGGTCCGCGGCCGGGACGGTCTCGTCGCCGTGCTTCTTGGCCCTGGGATTCAAGTTAACGAGCTTGGCGGATTGTTTCTCGAGGTCAGCATTGCCGCGGGGTCCTTGGTTAAGTGATCGTTCGGCCGGCTTCGCGCTTGCTTTGCGGCGAGCTCGCGCGGGGAGTTCCGGCGGTTCCCCAAGCTAGGCGGGCAGGCCGTACAGCGAGCACATCGGCCCCGGCCACCGCAGCCCTGTCGTGTATTGGCTACTGCTTGCCAGCCTGCTCGGCTGCATTCATGTCGGCGACCCAAGAGTCGACGCCGCGGTCAGGCAGATCGGCCTCGTCGATCTTTGCGGCAGCCTGCGTGATCGGTGCCTCTGCAGGCTTCGCTGCCTGCGCCTTCAGTTCCGCGGCGCGCGCGTTGTAGGCCGCGACTGCAGCCGTGACGTCGCCCGGGTTCTTGAGCTGGTTCACCAGCGCCTTCGCCTCGGTCATCGTGGCCTTGTTCGTGGCCTTGCCGATGGCTGCCAGCACGCTCGCGAGGCTGGGTCCGTGGTCGACCTTCAGCGGCTCGATCAGGTGCAGCGCCTTCTTGCCGCGCGTGGCCGTCAGCGACACCTGGATCGCGCGCTCGATGTCGCTCATGTGGCTGATGCGGATGCCGCCGACCTCTGCGCCGCCGAACTTCACCTGCGGGTCGTTGTAGAGGGTCATCGACTTGCCGATCCACTCGCGACCGTCCGGACCCCAGCCGAGGATCAGCACCTTGCGCATGGTCTTGCAGGGCTTGTAGGGGCGGCCGTTCTCGCCCTCGTAGTGCACATGAATCGGCTGCTCCTCGCCGCCACCGACGCGCACGTCGGTCACGCGGATCGTCATCGGGCCGCCCAGCAGCTGCTCGGCGTTGAGCTGGTCGGACTTGGGGACGATCGTCGGACGCAGATCGCTGACATCAACCATCGACATAGGACACCTCAAGTTCGTTGCTGCGTTTGGCCCATGCCTTCAGGCCGACCACTTGCGGGCCGGTGCCGTAAGCGGGCCACTGGTTGTTCGCTTTGCACCAGGCGAAACGCTGGCGCAGTTCGGCGCATTCGTCCGCGCCCTGGGCCGCGTCTTCCTCGTCGAGCCAGTACGGCACCGCCAGAACCGGCGGCGCGCTGCTGACGACGGCGAAGACGTACTCGATCACCTCGGCGCCGGTGGCGGCCTGGACGCCGTCGATGTAGTGCGCCCGCGCCCGGTGGTAGCCGAGGCTGGTGAGCGCGCGGGAGAAGCCTTCGGGCGACTCGTCGTTCGTGCTCTTGAGCTCGACCACGCGCACGCGCTTGCCGTCGACCCAGTGCAGGAAGTCGGGCCGCGCCTTGCAATAAACGCCGGTCGCGGGGTCGATCCAGAAGACCGACGCCTCGGCGTCACCCTTGCCGGCCAGCAGTTCGCGCAGGTACGGCTCGGCCTGGATGGCCGCCAGCTGCTGCTGCGTGATGGCGTAGTCCTCGGCGCGCACGATCGCGCGGCCGGCGCAGGACTGCTCGAACGCGCGCCACCAGGTCATGGCCTCGACGCTGGCAGGACTGGGCTTCTTGGCTGCCCACTGTGTGGCAGTCGGGCGGCGCGGCGCATCGTCTGGCACGATGGCGTAGCGAGCCGCCAGAGCATTGGACTCGAGCAGCGCGCAGTGCACCAGCGAGCCGTTGAGCATGGGACGGGTAGGCGGCGCGTCGACCTGGTGCTTGTAGTGCCAAGGCGAGCGGGCCATCAGGCGCATGGCGGACGCGCTGAAGGCGTCGACTGCCAAGTAGTCCTCGAACGACATGCCGAGGACAAGTCCCATCGGCCGGTCGAGGTTCGGTGCTGCTGCGTTCATTGTTCAGCTCCAAGGGAAGCCCGCACAGCGAGCCGGTTCACGTGCGCACGCCAAATGGCGTGCAGGTAGGCGGGATGCTTGGGCCCGGCGTTCAGCGCGACCAGGCGCCAGAACAGCCAGCCGAGCACCGCGATGCAGGCGTGCCAGAGGTTCATGCCGGCCCCGCTGATCCGAGCCAGAGCAACAGCACGCTGGTGGCCACGCCAAGCCAGAAGCCCAGGGCGAGCCACCAAGCGCGCTCAGCTTCCCAGTCGGAGCGGCTCATAGGGACCACTCCGCGGACAGGTGCAAGACGGCGCTGGCCTTGTCGCCGATGCGAGGCGTCGCGGTCAGGCGCAGCGCGCCGTAGCGCACGGACGCGGCGAGCAGCGGCACGACGGAGCCGGCTGGGTAGCCGGTGGCCGCCGCGACCATCGCACCGGCGTCCCAGTTCTCGCCCTGCGCCAGGGTCCAAACCTTGCCGGCGTAGAACGTGGGCTTGCGGTGGCTGTTCCAGTAGCCGCCCGCCTGCCAGCCCGCATCGGTACGCAGGTACGCGCCGGGGTTGACGTTGTTGTAGCCAGCGGGCGGGCCGAGTTCGGGGTTGAGGTGCTGCGACACCAGGTGCAGGCCGACGGTGTTGGCGTGCGCGGCGGCGGTCAGCAGGAGCGCGGCGAGGATCGCAAGGCGCTTCATGAGCACACCTTCGCGAAGGCGTCGCCGGCAATCTGCTGCTGCATCTCCGCGCGCTCGGCGTCCGTCAAGCACTGCGAGCAGATGCCGGCCCAGCGCGCGTGCGTTGCAGCCGAGGAGAAGATCGGACGGATGAGGGACGACAGCGTGCGACCGCAACCGCGGCGGCAGGCGACCGTCTGAAGCATTGGGCGTCGTTTCATGCTTGGCGCTCCTGTTTCTGCAGAGCGCGCAGCGCGCGATTGGCGGCCGCGCTGGTCTTGAACCTCGACGGCCTGCCAGATGCGGACGTGAGGTGCTGCACCCCAATGTCGGGCGCGCCGCGCACGACAACGAAGCGGCACAGGTCCTCAGTGCGCTGGACGCGCCACGGCCCCGCCACCACGTCCCAAGTGTTTGGGTCGCTGTCGATCAACAGCTCCGGCCCGTCGATCACGACGCTGCTCATACAGCCTCCGCCAGGCGCTCGCGCGCATCGATCCACGGGTCGAACGTCACCATCGACTTGTCGACGGCGCACTCGATCCACTTGTTGAGCACGCACATCGCCTCAGCGCCGACCGTGGCCTGGTGCTGCGTGAACGTGCGGCCGGGTTCTTTCGGCATGACCAGCGCGGCGTGCAGCTCGGTCAGCATGTCCTGCGCAGCGGCGGGGCCAAGTGCGGCGGTGAGCGTGGTCACGTCCTCGCGATACATGCAGTCGAGGCGGTTGCGCTCGTCGGCGAGGGCCGTCGCGAGCATGGCGTCGGTGATCTTCATGCGGCCACCCGCTCGGCGCAGTTCTGACCGACTTCCAAGCCGTGCCACAACGCAACTGCACCGCCCTTGGGCAGCGTGCTTGGCGCGTCAATGCAGTAGCCGGTATCGCTGTCGAACTCGGCGCTGCGCATCTCGCAGGCCGCTTGTCCGCGACGAAACAGCATTTGAGGGTTGATTGCCATCGTCTTCGCTCCGTTGTTTGTGTTCTGACGGAGGAACTCTACAACTGTCGAGCATCACTGTCAACAGGTGTCGAACTAAAGGCAACAAGACGCGACCGATAGGCTTAGCGCGGTATCAGTCGTGGAGGGGAGGGGGCTGCTTCAGTCGACAGGCTTTGACGTCTGAGCGAGTATTGACCTTGTGCTCAAGATCTCGCAGCCACTGCATGTTGCTGGGGCGATCAAGCCCGCCCGCGCACAGCGATAGAACATGATCGATCTGCCAGCCGGGGCAGGGGCCCCAGCGCAAACCTGTTGCTGGGCATGGGTTCGCCCGACGAAAGTCGGCTACCGCGGCCGCGCTGCGATGGCTATTGCTTGCCGCAGGGGAATGCGTCGGCCAGAGCCATAACAAGCACAGAAGCGGCGTCCAGGTTGTGCAAGCTCGGACGAGTGGATGCATACGACTGGAAGATCCGAACTGCATGTCCGTTCGTGAGCTTCGTGGGCACGCATTTCAAGCGGGGAGGAGTGTCTTGGAGCGCCAAGCCAGCCCGCACGCCAGCGAAGTAGTACGAGCAGAACCCCGCGTCGAAGAACTCGCGGTCGCTAAGGCGTTCACCACGCTCACTGCGCAGCTGCGCGCTGCACGCTATGACCATCTCGCCCGTCGACGTCGGATCGCTGGAGGCGGTTTGCGCATCGACCGCTCCGAAAGCAGCAAACACACCGAGCGTTAGGAGCAACCGCTTCACGCGTCCTCCCATTTGCCGAGCACCGTTCCCAGCACTTTGAACGGATCGTCAATGCGCGGAAATGTCGGATTCAGCGGCTGCAACCACTGCCTGCCATCTTCGTTGCGGTACCGCTTGAAGGTGACCTCAGGCGCGCCATCGATCTTGGCGATGACCAAGTCGCCAGACACCGGACTGCGTTTCTCGGGATCCACGACGATGACCGAACCCTCGGGGTAGGACTTGGGACCGCCGGGATTGAACATTGAGTCCCCGCGCACACGCAACGCGTAGGCGTGGCGGCCCGCACGTTTGGGCGCTGGAATCCAATCCTCGGCGTCGCCTGGCGCGTAAGGGTCAAACGCTTCGTCGAAGTCGGTTGCTCGAACCCACGAGATAAGCGGGACCATCCGAGCAACGGGCTCGCCTAGGAATGCAAGCGATTCGCGCATTCCCTCTTTGTGACGGTCAAGCGCCTCGAAGATGTACTCGCCGTCGCTGAGAATTTCGTCCACAGGTACTCCCAATGCGGCGGCGAGCTGCTGCGCGAATTGAGAGCGCACGCTATCTCGCTTTTCAATGGCAGCGATCGTCTTGAGGTCGACTCCGGACGCTCGAGCAAGGTCCGCAATCTCCCAGCCCTTTCGTTGCCGCGCCGCTTTGACTTTCGAGCCCAGATTCATAGCGCGAGAGTAAACAGAAGTAGAGCGCAGCAGTTCGACACCCGTTGACGTCACAGCTCGACAGTTGTAGAGTTCCGGGTTATGGACGCGATCAAACAGGCTGTCGAACGGCTGGGAGGCGCCAAGGGCGCCGCCGCCGCGCTGGGTGTGAGCCACCAGCTCGTTTACTTCTGGCTGCAGGGCAAAAGGACGGTGCCTGCCGAGAAGTGCCCCGACATCGAGCGGCTGACTCGCGGCGAGATTCGCTGCGAGCAACTCCGGCCGGATGTCGCGTGGGACGTTCTGCGCGAGCAATCCGCTCATCTCCGCGGCTCCTCGATGTGAGGTAGGCCTCATGGGCCTTCATCGCCTTTTCATGCCCTCGCTTGCAGAAGTGCGTATCGCATCCGCTGCAGGGGATCCGTGTGTCTCCCTGCCGGCTTGTCCTCCCCTGGGGCCGGCGACTCAGGGCGCAAAGCATCGCGCCCGCTTTTTCTTCCCCCACTGAGGTTGCGACGTGTCGATCCATGCCGCGCAGCTTCAGACCTTGCCATGTGAAGGCATGTGAACGCCGTAAGGGCGACCCCTTCCTATGAACCAGCTCACCCTGAACTTCACCCCGGGCCTGACCGCGCAGTACCGCTCGCTACGCGAGGTCGCTGCCGCAGCTGTGTACGCCAGCCGCAAGGGCGTCGCCGGCGTGGCGGGCGATCTAGACATGAGCCCGACCGACCTGACGAAGCGGCTGAACATCGACGGCGCCGAGCCGCGCCCGCTGCGCGTCGAGGATCTGGAAGGCATCGTTGCCAGCACCGGCGACCATCGGCCGATCTTCTGGCTGATCGAGAAGTTCCTTCGAGATCCGGCCACACAGCAGCAGCAGGCCATTGCGCAAATCGCGCAGCTGCTGCCGGTGCTGAACGAGCTGGTGACGCAAGCGCGGGGGCGGTGATGGCACGGCCGGAACCCGCCACCCTGGACGAGTTCGTGCGCCGCTACCCGGTGCGCAAGCTCGAGTGCGGCTGCTTGGTCTGGCGCGGGTGCATTGCTGGCCGCAACTATGGTCGGCTGCGCATCAACGGCAAATCGCACTGGGCGCACCGCTACGCCTGGTCGCTGGTGCACGGCCCAATCCCGGCCGGCGTGGTGCTCACCCGTCGCGTCGAGATCTGCGACGAGCCGCAGTGCGTGAATCCGGAGCACATGCAGAAGGCGACGCGGCAGACAGTGCCCAAGCTCAACGCCCGGCGCGGGCTTGTCGCCACCGGCATCGGCCACGCGGTGCGCGTTGCCATCGGCCGGCGCAAGACGTCGAAGAAGCTGACGATCGAGAAGGCGCGCGAAATCCGTGCCCGACGTGGGGAGCCGGCCAACGCGCTTGCCGCCGAGTTCGGCATCGACCGGTCGCTGGTTTACCTGATCTGGCGAAACAAGTCGTGGGCTGAAGCGACGCCGATGATGGGGCTGGCGCGATGAGGATGGCCGACATCCCCAGCACGGTCGTGCACCGTTGCGCCGACGACGACGCAGTCGAGCCTGTGAAGCGTGGCCCCGGCCGACCACGCAAGCCTCGCGCACTTGCTGCGAAGGATCTGCCGGCATCACTCATGGCGCCGCGCGATGTGGCGCCGGTGAAAGCCCGGCCCAAAGTCATTGTGCGAACGCGGACGAAAGTTGTCGAGCGGCTGATCGTCATTGGCGAAGACTGGCGCGTGACTGTGGCAGATGGTCGCGTCGAGGTGGTCGCATGACGCGCGAGGTCCCGCTGGTGCGCCGGCCACCCCTGCAGCGCCCGAATCCCTTCTGGGCTTACGAGCGCGCCAAGGCCGAGCTCGACCGCGAACAGCCGAACCTGACGCCAGCGCAGCGTGATGCGGCGCTGCGTGCGATCGCCAAGCGCCTGGGGGTCTAGTGCTGCACATCCTCCTGGCCGACATCAAGCCCGCGTCGCACGTCCAGTGCACGCGCTGGCCGCTGCCTGACCTGTCGAAGCTGAAGAACAAGCCGGTGCGCGTTGTCTTCGATGACGAGTTCCGGATGCGCCAGGTGCTGCGTGACTTGTGCGCCAGCGACGTGCGGCCGATCGAGCTGCTGGACGTCGACAAACACCGCTGGGGGTTCGTGTTCTACGACACCTCACGCCTGCGCGCCGCCTGCAAAGCGCTGGGCCTGCCGTCATACGGCCCAGACGTGCAGTGGCTGCCGGGCACCAACTCCGCGCTCTGGCTCATTGGGCGCCTGACAACCGAATCCGACAACAGAGACACATGCGCATCGAATCTCTCGACCTCGGCGACCTAGATCGCTGGGCGCAACCGCCGAAGATCGCCGGCAGCGTGCGGCCGCTGGCTGACTTCGCCGACCAGATCATCGAGTACCTGTCGCGTGATGTGAGCGAGCAGGGCGACCCGCTGCCGTGGGCCAAGACGCAGCGCCTGCTGCGCCTGCGACCGCACGAGCTCACCGTATGGGCTGGCGAGAACGGCAGCTGGAAGTCGACGGTGCTGTCGCAGGTGCTGCTCGACCTGGCCATCCGCGGCCGCCGCGTGATGCTGGCCTCGCTCGAAATGACCGCGGCACAGGTCGGCGCACGCATGGCGCGTCAGGCTTGCTGCGAGGACATCCCGCGCGCGACCTCGGTGCGCGACTTCCTCGAGTCGACCCGCGAGACGCTGGTCATCGTGGACGTCCAAGGCCAGATCAAGACGCGCGAGGCTATCGCCTTGCTGCGCTGGGCCGCCGTCGAGCGCCAGATGCATCACATCGCGCTGGACAACCTGACGAAGATCGTCAGCGCCTCATCCGAGGCCGCTGGCGAGCAACAGCAGTTCCTGAACGACGCGCACAGCGTGGCCCTGGACACCGGCGCGCACATCCACATCGTGGCCCACGTTCGCAAGCCGGCGGGCAACGACAAGCCGAGCCGCTACGACATCCGCGGCAGCTCGACGATCAGCGACCAGGCCGACAACATCGTCATGTGCTGGCGCAACCGGCCGAAGGAGGAAGCGATCGAGGAAGGCAAAGACGACGAGGCCACCCGGGCCGAGCCGGATCTGTACCTGAAGATCGCCAAGCAGCGCCACGCGCCTTTCGAGGGCAGTTTCAAGTTCTGGAAGCACGCCGTGTCGATGCAGTTCCTGCCGGATGGGATGACGGGCCCGATCCCCTACGCGTTCGAGAGGGGGCTGCCGCAATGAACTACGTCGAGCACCACTTCGGCGACTACGCGCGGGACACCGCTCACTTGTCCCTGCTCGAACACGGCGCCTACCGCCTGCTGCTGGATCTGTACTACGTCCGGGAAAAGGCGCTGCCCGCCGAAGTCAAGGACTGCTGCCGCTTGGTCCGCGCGTCCTCGACGATCGAGCGCAAGGCCGTCCAGACCGTGCTGTCCGAGTTCTTCGAACTGACCGCTGAGGGCTGGTCGCACAAGCGCTGCGACGCCGAAATCGCGCGCTATCGGGACAAGCAGGAGAAGGCCAAGCGCAGTGCGTCCGCACGTTGGAATGGACGTGCGCCGCAATCCGATGGCAATGCGAACGCAGATGCGACCGCACATGCGAACGCATCAACGGACGCAATGCGAACGCATAGCGAAGGCAATGCTCACCAGACACCAGACACCAGACACCAAGCACCAGACACCAAGGGAAAGAGAAAAACCCAAACCCAAGGCGCTCACGCGCCCCTGCCGGTGTTCGCACTGCCGGACTGGGTCCCTGTGGACGACTGGCGAGCCTTCGACGAGCACCGGCGCAAGGCGAAGAAGCCCATGACCGAGCGAGCCAAGCAGCTGGTCGTGGTCGAGCTCGAGAAGCTGCGCAAGGCCGGTCACGCACCGGGGCCTGTGCTGCAGCAGTCGGTGCGTAGGGGATGGCTCGACGTGTTCCCGTTGAAGGCCGACCAGCTGCCGCTCGTGCAGGGGACGGGGACGAACTGGCGGAATACGCCGAACACGGTCTGACCTCGCGCGCGTGCGCGTTTGACGAAGGGGAAGCGATGGACAGGGAAGTGCTGACAGCGAAGCAGATGGTGCGCGGTGCGCTGGCCGAGGACATGGCAAAGGCGACCGACGCACGGATCGTGCGCGACATCGCCAAGGAAGCCGCCGAGAACGCCGTGCTGCTGAACGCGGTGCGGGCCGAGCGTGACCGCTGGCAGCAGCGCGCGTTGCGAGCCGAGGGCAAGCTGGCCGAGCTGGGCCGTGCGCTGGACGCCTACCGCGACGGCGTGCAGCCGATGCCGACCTATGCCGAACTCATCCGACTCCTGCAGGGGTGACGCCATGCGACCTGTGCACGACGAAATCCGGCCTGCACCTGCTCAGCCGGACCTGCTGCGCGCTGCGGTTGATCCGCTCGACCCCACCACATGGGAGCCGGGCAGCGATGTGGGCGCACCTGCAACGCAGCCTGAGCTCCGAGCAGTGGAAGGCGGTCCGAAGCGCGTGGCAAAGGGAACAAGCCCCACGCAGCGAAGCCTGAAGCGCCTGCGCGAGATGGGCTACACGGTCCAGGTCGTCGAGAAGTGGAACCCGCACGCCAAGATCCGGCAGGACCTGTTCGGGTTCATCGACGTGCTCGCCATCCGCAAGGGCGAAGTGCTGGCCGTGCAAGCTTGTGCCGGCGGCGATGCGTCCAGGCGGGTGCAGAAGATCGCGGACCACGAGAACGTCGGCATCGTGCGCCAGGCCGGCATCCGGATCGAGGTGCACGCATGGCGCAAGCTGGCCAGCGGGCGGTATGAGTGCCGCGTGGTGGACTGCTCGTGACCGTCGTCGAGCTGCGCGTCGATTGGTTCCGCCTGCTGGCCGACCTGAAGCGGCTCGGCTGGTCGCACTACGCGATCGAGCACGCGACCAGGATCCCTCGCGAGTCGCTGCGGGACTGGGCCAACCGCATCAGCGAGCCGCGCCACCATGCCGGCGAGAAGCTGATCGCGTTCTGGTGCCTGCACATGGACCGGCCGCGCGAGTCAGTGCCTCTGTTCGACCCGTTCGACCCTGCCGCCTGATTCGGGCGGGATTCCGCCCACGGCCCGCGCATACCCTGCCGCCGTCCTCCTTCCAACGCACGCACGCACGAGGCCCCGCATGTCCGATCCCGCTGCCACCCAAGCCCCGAAGTCGAAGCGCCCTGTTCGCACGCCTGGCGGCGAGCCGGCTGCCGATCCCGCTGCCACCCAAGCAGCTGCGCCCGCGGAGGTCGAGGAGGTCGGCATCGCCGAGGATCCGCGCACGCCTGGCCTGGTCGTCAACGAGGACGGTACGGTCGACTTCGAAGGCAAGCGCCACACGCGCGCGTTCATGACGCCGCACGGCATGATCGTGCCGCCGGCCTCCGTCGCGCCCCCGGGCCTGAACGGCCGGAAGTAGCCGACGATGTGCCTGCCCGCCGTGCCGCTTGCAATCGGCGCCTTGGCCGGGGCGACGCTGTACTCGGCCAACCGCTCTGCCCAAGCGCAGAAGGCTGCCGCCAACGTGCAGGCAGGCCAGATCGCCAGCGCCGAGGCTGAGCGCAAGGCCGCCGAGTCGAAGGCCGCCCAGGACGCGCAGCTCGCGCGCGCGGACCAGAAGCGCCGCATGCGTGGCCAGTCGCTGCTGACTACCGGCGCGCAAGGCGTGGCGCCGCAGCAGACGATGACCTCGACGCTCGACTACGGCAAGCAATCGCTGGGCGGGTGACGTGGCGGCCGATGTTGCAGCCCTCGACAAACGCGCCGGCGAGATCATCTCCGCCCGCGCGCGTCATGAGTCCGTCTGGCGCGACTGCATGCTGCACTCGTGGCCGCTGCGGGCGCAGGGCTTCAGCGGCGAGGACCTGGACGCACTGAGCGGCCAGACGAAGCGCGCCGACCTGCTCGACAGCACCAGCACGGACGCCGGCAACATCCTGGTCAGCGCGATCGTCGGCGGCATGACGCCGGCCAACCAGCAGTGGATGGGCCTCGAGGTCGAAGGGCTGGAAGGCGACGCCGTCCGCTGGCTCGACAACGCCGCGCTGACGGTGTGGAAGAACATTCACCAGGGCAATTTCGACGCGGTCGCGCCAGAGGTCACGACCGACTTGGTCGGCTGCGGCTGGGGCGCGCTGTACGTCGACGAGGACCGCGACGTCGGCGGGCTGATGTTCGAATGGTGGCCGGCGAGCTCGGTGTACGCGACCGCCAGCAAGCCGGGCGGCGTGCTCGACACGTTCGTGCGCCAGTACGAGCTGAGCGCCGAGCAGTGCGTGAACACGTTCGGCGAGAACATGGTCAGCGACACCGTGCGCAAGCTGGCCATCGAGAAGCCCGACGACAAGGTGAAGCTGCGCTGGATGATCTATCCGCGCCGCGACCGCAAGCCGGGCGCCAAGATGGCGGCGAACATGCCGATCGCCTCGTGCACATGGGAAGTCGCAACGAAGAAGCTGGTGCGCGAGTCGGGCTATCACGAGCAGCCGGTTGTGGCACCGCGCTGGTCGCTGCTGCCGAACTCGTCGCTCGGTGTGGGCCCGATCTACGACGCGCTGCCGGACATTCGCCAGCTCAACAACCTGGTCTTCAGCGAGAACGCGGCCGTCGACCTGGCAGTCAGCGGCATGTGGATCGCGGAGGACGACGGCGTCCTGAACCCGCGCACGGTGAAGGTCGGCCCGCGCAAGGTGATCGTCGCCAACTCGGTCGACAGCATGAAGCCGCTGCTGACCGGCGCCGACTTCAACGTCACCTTCACGAAGAAGGAGCAGCTGCAGCAGGCCATCCGCCGCACGCTGATGGCCGAGCAGCTGCAGCCGCCGACCGACATGAAGATGACCGCCACCGAGTGGCTGGGTCGTGTCGCGTTGCTGCGTCAGCTGCTGGGGCCGCGCTTCGGTCGCCTGCAGGCCGAGTACCTGCAGCCGCTGGTTGCACGCTGCTTTGGCCTGGCGCTGCGTGCCGGCGCGCTGGGTCCGATGCCGGACGCACTGCGCGGCAGGTCGGCCACGGTCAAGTACAAGTCGCCGCTGGCCCGCGCGCAGCAGCTCGAGGAGGTGGCCGCGATCGACCGGTTCGAGGCTGACCTAGGCGGCACCGCGGCGGTCAAGCCCGAAGTGCTCGACCTGTACGACTGGGACGAGGCCAAGCGCCACAAGGCGGCGCTGCTCGGCGTGCCGCTGAAGCTGCTGCCGGACAAGCGCAAGGTCGACGAACTGCGCGACGCGCGCCTGAAGGCACAGCAGCGGGCGCAGCAGGACGCACTGCAGCAGCAGGCCGCGTCGCAGATGATTGACGCAAGTACGCAGCGCATGGCGCGCGCGTAGAGGAGAGGCCCCGATGCAGTTCTATTCCCTGACCGGCCGTACCAGCACCTTCGATGGCGATGCCTTCCGCCGGCTTGGCGATAGCGGCGTCAAGGCCGTGCTCGACGTCACGGCCGTGCCCACCGTCGACACCGTGCAGCTGGTGATCGAGGAGAACATCGGACCACCGCAGGCGCTGGCCGGCAGTGCCACGGCCGTGCCGGTGTGGCGCCAGATTGCCGCCGCCACAGCAAGTGCGGCGACCGGCCGTCAGGTGTTGACCGTGCACCCAGCCGTAACGCCAGTGGCCAACGTGGCGATCAGCGACGCCCCGCTTGATGGCATTCGCGTGCGCGTGCTGCACAGCGGCGTCGGCGCGTTCAACTACACGCTGGCCGTCGACACGATTCCCTGATGTCGGCCGCGAAACGCGAGCCGCTGCACCCGAGCTACTACGCGCGGGTGTTCGAGGGCACCCCGGAAGGCCAGGCGGTGCTCGAGGAGTTGGTGTCGCGGTTCTGCCGCGAGCCATACGTGAAGGGCGGCCGCGGCGCCGAGCGCGAAACCTTGGTGCGCATCGGCGAGCGGCGCCCGATCAACTACATCCTGGCGCGCATCAACGCCGCGAACGGGGTGCCAACCGAGGAAGAAACCGATGAGGGCTAATCATGTGGTCATGGATGCAGCGGGCAGCGAAGGCAGTGCGGCTGGCGGTGCGGCAGCAGCGGCTGGCGCTGGCGGTGGCACTGGGAGCGCTGCGGGCGCCGCTGGTGGGGCAGGCGCAGCCGGTCAGCCTGGGGGCAGTGGCGCGGTGGGAGGGAGTGTCCTTGCAGCAGGCGCTGCAGCATCCGGCGGTGCGGCTGGCACTCAAGTGGCGGGAGGCGAAGCTGCTGCGGCTGGCGCAGGAAGCGCAACAGGCGCAGGCGGCACTGGGCAACCGGGCGCAGCGCCGACGATTCCTGAGAAGTTCACGGTAAAGAAGGCCGACGGCACCGTCGATTACGAGGCCAGCGCGAAGAAGCTGGCCGAGAGCTACGCGCACCTCGAGAAGCGCCAGGGCAGCGGCAACCTCGCGCCGCCCACGCCCGACGACTACAAGCCCGAACTGCCGCAGGGCCTGAGTGCCGAGGCGCTGGCGGCCGACCCGCTCTACAAGTCGTTTCTGAAGGGTGCGCACGCCAAGGGCATGACGAACGAGCAGGTCGGCTACATCCTGAACGAGTTTGCCCAGCGGCAGGCGATGGCCGCGCCGACACCGGACAAGGCGGTGGTCGCGCTGCGCGAAGTGTGGAAGACCGAGGCGGAGTTCAACGCCAACGCGCGGCACGCGTTCAAGGCGATCAGCGAGTTCGGCGGCGACCTCACCGAGGAGGAGCGCGCGCAGATCGACAGCAACCCGCTTGCACTGCGCCTGCTGGCGAAGATCGGTGCGCAGCTGCAGGAGGACGTGGCGCCGATCCTTGCGGGCACGCCGGCCGCGCAGTCATGGGACGAGCAGATGGCCGAGATCCGCGCGCATCCCGGCTTTACCGATGCCAAGCACCCCGAGCACAAGGTGCTGATGGCCAAGCAGCAGGCGCTCTACAACCGGCGCTACGGCAACAAGCCGCAGCAGGGGCTGGTGGCCAAGACGTAACCGACTGTCTTCGCGGCTGTTTCTTCGCAGCCTTCCGCCCGGCCTCTGTGCCGGGCTTTTTCTTTTGGGCGGGATTCCGCCCATCGATCGGCAAGACACTCCGCGGCACCGGCCCGCAGTGGCGCGCGGACAACCGGACCAGGCCCACGAGTGCAGCGCGGTAGCCGGCGCCGCTCGCGATTACAGGCCCGCACGCGGACAACCTGACCAGGCGAACGAACCCATCCTTCACCGAATCAGGAGCTGGCAATGAGCTTTCAGATCACCGAAGCGTTTGCGCAGCAGTTCGCGGATAACTTCCGCCACGTTGCGCAGCAGTCCGTCTCGCGCCTCGAGTCGGCCGTCATGGTCGAGTCGGGCATCCGGGGCCTTTCCAAGTCCGTCAACCGCATGGGCCGTCGCACGGCTCAGCAGCGCACCACGCGCCACGGCGACACGCCGCTGAACGACCAGCCGCACTCGACCCGGTTCATCGATCTCGGTGACTGGGAAGACGGCGACATGCTGGACGATCAGGACAAGATCCGCATGCTGGCCGATCCGACCAGCGACTACGTGAAAGCGATGGTCGCCGGCCTGAACCGCGCCAAGGATCAAGTCATCATCAACGCCGCGCTGGGCGCGGCCCGCACCGCGCCGACCGCCATCGGTGGCGCGACCGCGACGGTGGCCCTGCCGTCGTCGCAGCGCATTCTGGTCGGCGGCACTGGCCTGACCAAGGCCAAGATCTTCCAGGCCAAGCGCTTCTTCCGTCGCGCGGAAGCCGACGAGGAGAACGGTGAGGAGCTGTACTTCGTCTACAACGCGTCGGCCCTGGCCGATGTGCTGGCGGACACGCAGCTCACCAGCGCCGACTTCCAGACCGTGCAGATGATCCAGAACGGCTCGCTGCGCGGCAAATGGATGGGCTTCACCTGGGTCCCCTCCGAGCTTCTGCCGATCGTCTCGACCACGCGCACGTGCTTCGCGTTCGCCAAGTCGGGCCTGTCGCTGGGCATCGGCGAGGACATCGTCACCGAGATCGGCAAAGACCCCAGCAAAGCCTTCAACGTTCGCATCTACGCCAAGATGAGCATCGGCGCAGTGCGAGTGGAGGAGGAAAAGGTCGTCGCCGTCGAAGTGCTCGACAACTAATCGGGCAGAGGAGAACTTCATGGCAAACCAAAACGCTTCGATCGCTGCCGCGCGTGCGGCAACGCCCCCGCTGCTCGTCAAGGGCACCCAGCAGGGCGGCGAGCTGAACATCATGTTCGCGACCGTCACCAACCCCGCGGCGGGTGGCGTTGCGATCGGCGAGTTCATCTCGTGGGGCTTCCTGCCCCTGGCCTCGCGCGTGCTGTTCGGCTGGCTGACGTGCTCGGCCGGTGCGGCGTCCTCGACGCTGAACCTGGGCGATCCGCAGACGCCGGCCCGTTACCTCGCTGCCAGTTCGGTGGCGTCGGCGACGAACATCGCGTTCACGCCGGCGGCCACCATGGCCAACGGTGGCGCGGGCTTCGAGGTCACCAACGTTGCGCCAGGCACGGCCACCGATCACAGCGAGATCCGCTCGGTGTGCGCGGGTGCCAACCTTGGTGCCAACCAGACGCTGACCCTGCTGCTCGTCTACGTGACGAACCAGTGAGGAAGGCTGGCGGCCTTCTGGCCACCTTGGAAGAACGCCGGGGGCCTCGTGCCCCCGGTTTTTTGTTGAGGCCGAGAGAAGATGGCAACGGACGTCTCGATCTGCAGCAACGCCCTGCTGATGCTGGGGGCCAAGCCAATCAACTCGCTGACCGCAACGGCGGAGGGCAACGCGGATCGGGTGCTGCTGGCAGCCAATCTGTGGCCGCAGGTGCGCGACGATCTTTTGAGGGCGCATCCGTGGAACTGCGCCGTGAAGCGAGTGCTTCTCGCGCCTGAAGCAACGCCGCCGGAGTTCGACTACAGCGCTTCGTTCCTGCTGCCCGGCGATTGGCTGCGCACGCTGCAGGTGGGGGAGTACGTGGTCCCGCTCGACTTCCGGCAAGAAGGCCGCCGCATCCTGTGCGACACCACGGCGCTGCCGCTGGTGTACGTGTACCAGAACGCGGATGTCGGCAGCTGGGACGGCAACCTGGTCGAGGTCGCTACCGCGCGCATGGCGGCGGCCATGGCCTACGCGATCACGCAGTCGCAGGCGGTGGCGGACGGCTGGCTGCAGAAGGCTGAAATGGCGTTCAAGCGGGCCAAGGCAGTCGACGGCCAGGACAACCCGCCGGAGACGTTCGGCGACTTCCCGCAGCACTTCTCCCGCTACGCGCGTCTGTTCTCGGGGCAGTAAGTGGCGCGCGCCTCGCTGCTGCATACCAACTTCACGGCCGGCGAGCTGTCGCCGCGCCTGTACGGCCGCGTCGATGTGGCGCGCTACCAGAACGGGGCCAAGCAGCTGCGCAACGCGAACGTCCTGGTGCAGGGCGGCGTCATCCGCAGTTATGGCTCGCGCTACATCGCGGGCACCAAGAACAATGCGGTGCGCTCGCGCCTGATCCCGTTCGTCTTCAACCGGACGCAGGCATACGCGCTCGAGTTCGGCGATCAGTACATGCGGGTGTTCCGCGCCGACGGCACGCGCGTGGAGACGTCGCCCGGCGTGGCCTATGAGATCGCCACGCCCTACACCGAGGCCATGCTGCCGGCGCTGGACTACTGCCAGGGCGCCGACACGATGTTCCTGTTTCACGAGCAGGTGCCAGTGCAGCGGCTGCAGCGGTTCCTCGACACGCTTTGGACGATGGAGGCCGCTCCTTGGGTGAACCCGCCGGTTGACGAGATCGGCGAGCGGTTCAACCAGATCGCGACGCTGTCGGCTGCGACGGTGGGCGCGGGCCGCACGCTCACTGTGGGCGCTGGCATCTTCTCTGCGGCCGACAATGGCCGCACGATCTCCGCCGGCGCCGGGCTGGCCACCATCACGGCGGTCGGCTCGGCCACGTCGCTGACGGTCACGATCACGCGCGACTTCGCGAGCACAAGCCTCGCGGCCAACACCTGGACGCTGGGCGGCTCCCCGCTCACAACGCTTGCGCCAGACGTCTCTGGCCCTGTAGGTGGCGGCGTCACCCTGACCGCGGGCGTCGCTGCCTTCAGCACCGCGCGCAACGTGACGCCGGGCGGCTACATCCGCATCAACGGCGGCCTGATCCGCTTGACCACGATCCCGAGCGCGACCTCGGCCCAAGGCGTGATCGTGAGCGCGCTCAGTGGCACGACGCAGGCGCAGTCGGATGCGTGGTCGCTTGAATTTTCGGTCTGGAACTCGCTGGATGGTTACCCACGCAGTGGCACTCTGTGGGAGCAGCGCCTGATTGCCGCCGGGTCGACGCGGTTCCCGCAGACGGTTTGGGGCACGCGCAGCGCCGAGTACCTGAACTTCCAGCGCGGTGTGAACGACGATGACGGGTTCGCCTTCACGATCGCCACCGACGAGGTCAACCCGATCCAGTACATCACCGGCGGACGCACGCTGATCGCGCTGACCGGCGGCGGCGAGTTCACGCTGCAGGGTGGCGTCGAGAAGCCGATCACACCGACGAATGTGCAGATCCGGCCGCGCAGCAACCACGGCTGCGCGCAGGTGCGCCCGGCCAAGGTGGGGCGCGAGCAGGTCTTTGTACAGGTGAACAAGCGGAAGCTGCGCGCCTTCTCCTACAACGCCAGCAATGACGACTACACCGCGCCGGATATCACCGTCCTGTCGGAGCACATCACGCTGACGGGCATCCGCGAGCTCGCCTGGCAGAAGACGCCTGAGCCGTGGCTGTGGGCGTTGCGCGAGGACGGCAGCCTTGCCTGCTGCACCTACGAGCTGCAGGACGAAAACGTCGTCGCGTGGACCCTGCGCACGAATGCCGGCAGCGACCGCATCGACTCGATCTGCGTGCTGCCCGATGGCGCCGGCGGCGAAAACCTCTGGACGATCACGCGCCGCGTGGTCAACGGCGCGACGGTGCGCTACGTCGAGCGGTTCCAGTCCGACTACCTGAGCGACGGCGGGCTGCGGCAAGACCTGTCTGTCGTGATCCCCGGCATCGGCGTAGTCGGCGGATCGGTCGCGGGCGGCTATGCGCACCTGGTCGGCCGCCAGGTCGACGTCGTCGGCGATGGCAGCTACCTCGGCCGGTTCACGGTCGACGGCAGTGGACTCGTGACGTTCGGCACCGCGTCGCGCATCGTCGAGATCGGCCTGCCGTACACGACGACGGTCGAACTGCTGACGCCGGAGCTGCAGATGCAGGACGGCACCGCGCAGGGCAACAGCATGCGCATCGGCGAGATCACGCTGCGCTTCCTCGGCACCGTGGGCGGCCGCATCAACGGCCAGCAGATCCCGACGCGGACGCTTGACACGAACACGCTGGACGCGGCGCCGGAGTCGACGGTCGGCCTGGAACGCATCGAGAACCTGGGCTGGGACCGTGGCGAGGCGGCCTGCGTCATCGAGCAGGACGTGCCGCTGCCGTTCTACCTGCTCTCAGTCGTGCGAAAGGTGACGGCCAACTCATGAAGCTGGAAGTGCGCACCGTGACGCTGGACGCGATCGACTACGTGCTCGAACACCTGAGCCGCGCCGACCGGGCCGAGATGCTGGCCGCTGGCCTGCAGGACCCGCCGGAAGTGTTCGCTCTGGCCGCGCGCGAGGCGGCGCAAGCCGGTGCCGTGTACGCCGACGGCGAGCCGGTCGCGCTGTTCGGTGTGAACGCCATGCTGGGCGAGCCGGACCGCGGGATCGTCTGGATGATCGCGACCGACAAGTTCGCCGAGAGCGGCGTCGCCGGTGCGGTTCTGTCGCGCCAGGTCGTGGGCCAGATGCGCGCGCGTTTCGCGGTGCTGTCGAACTGGGTGCACGCCGAGCACCGCCGGGCAATCCGCTGGCTCAAGTGGCTGGGGTTCCATGTGAAACCGGAGCCCGTCGGCCCGAACGGCGCGTTCCTCGAGTTCGAGATAGAGGGCGTTCATGTGTAACCCGATGCTGGCCTTCGCGGGCATGCAGGCCGCGGGGTCGATCTCGCAAGGCATGGCGGCCAACGCTGCCGGCCAGGCGCAGCAGACGATCTACAACGCGCAGGCGATCGCCGAGCGCGACGCAGCGGCTGCCGAGGCCGCCAAGATCGGCCGGCGCACCGAACAGGCCAGGGGCGCGGCGAAGGCGGCGCTGGCGGGCGCCGGCGTGACGCTGGACAGCGCAACCTCGCTCGACATCGGCCAGGACATCACGCAGCGCGGCGCCGAGGACGCGCGCATGACGCTGCTCACCGGCGAGCGGCGCGCGCGCGAGCTGGTCGCGCAGGGCGACTCGGCGCGGCGCAGCGGCCGCAACGCGCTGTTCCAGTCGGTGCTGCGCGCGGGCTCGTCGGTGGCGCAGGGCTGGGCCATGTCGGGCAGCAGCAGCGACATCGTGCGCAACAACGCGGACGGCACAGGCGTGACGCGTGACGGCCGGAGGATCTTCTAATGGCACGCATCCCACTGGGCGACCAGGAGTTCGCAGTCGGCACGCGCGTGGCCGCACCGCAGCGCGGTGTGCTGCCGACGGCGCAGGACGCGGGCGCCGGCATCGGGCAGG